CGACATCGAGGTCCCGGATTGGGTGACTGAGGCAGCCTTGCGAGCACGCAAAGGCAAGAAGATGTCCGCGACGGCAGAGACCGCGGACACAGCATCAAACGGCAGGAAGCTCCTGTCGTTTCTGGACGTGCGGGCCATCCGGCGTTCAGGAGATAGAGGCACATCGGTGTTGAACTTCATCATCAACCTCGTGGTGTGGCTCACGATCGTCTCGAGCGACGCGCCCAAGCTGATCGCCAACCCGGCGACGCGATACCACACATCGCGACTCTCTGGCAAGAGGGTTTGGCTGAATTACGGGTTCGAAGGAGACGACTCGGCCTTGGCGACGGATGACGACTTCAAGAAGTTCGAGAAGCGCATCCGAAGCGACTGGAACTCGCTGGGATTCCACATGAAGCTGGATTACCGAGGGGCGGGCGAAGCATTAACCTTCGTCGGGTACATAGCGTTATGCGACACGCATGGACCCAGGGATGACATAATCATGCCTGAGCTCCTTAGGAACATTGCCTCCTCGGCATGGACCAGCTCACACATCGCAGCCACACGTAAGGGCTGCACGCAGATTGGAGCAGAGGCGTACGCGTCGCGTGCGGCGGCCTACCTGGAAACCTGCCAGCCCATCGGCAAGCTCTTCCGGGGATACGCGTTAGGCCACCACGCACGAGGTGCGTGCCTTTCCTCGGGAAGCCGAGAAGTCCAGATGATTCATACTGGAGAGTACGACGAGACCCAGGTTTTTAACCTCGGTGAGTTGATGCAGGAAGCAGAGGATGCCACTCTGTTCACCTATGAGAACGAGGACGATTACATCAAGCTGATCGACCTGCAGACAGGAGGTGTTTCCGACCTCATCGACCTGGCTGCATTGATGTCGATCGACGGGCCACTCGATCCAGAAGACGTGGCCGCCGCCAGGTATTTCATACCCGCTGCCTGGCGGTACGACCCAGAAGTAGCTGAGGTCGACGATGTTGCGGACGACAACATCGAGCAGCAAGGCGTCAGTTGACGTCCCACCGCAACAGGCGCAACCTACGCCCAAAAACGGTTTTTCCTAATTCAAGCGAACCACACTTCACCCCAAACCTGGCGCATCGTCACACTCCGTGGCGCGTTCGAAGCCCGCATCATGATAGCGGGAGCCAGGCGTAGCGTGATTTGTGAAAAGCTTGTTCAGCGCGTTATGTTCCCACCACCGAACGCCGACAGGTTACGTGATGAATCAACGTGGTTCATTTGCGTCCCGATAGACGGAGCACACCGTCAATTCTGATTTGTACTCGAGTCTGATCTCCTACCTTTGCGAAAACCATGCAATCGCAGTGCGAGCCCCGTGGGCCGCTGCACTGGAGGATCTGATAGATGCATCTAAAACCCGAGATTCGCCGGGCGGACTACCCTCAAAGGGGTGACATCCCTTAAGAGCTGCAGAAACGTGAGGGCCAGGCAACGCATGTACCGAGCATGTCCAGGATAGAGCCTACCTGGTGCAAAGTTGTCCCTCCGAGACCACCGCGATGCGGGGTTGCACACCACAGGACTGAGCGAAGTTATATCGTCAGGTCCGCGCAACTCCACCCTGGTTTGCCTTTGAAATTCCAGACTATGTGTTACGTCTGAGTTGGAACGAGGCAGGTTGGGTAGTGGTCCCGACATCCCCCATCTTGAGTTACCACGGGGGTAACACGCGTGCGGTAGGGTTGACTACCTGTCCGTATGCGTGAGGAAAATGGCTACGGCATCCATGGCACTTTGCTTTGGGTGATCGGACGGATGTGGGTACTTTCCATCTCCGCCCCCTTTGTCAAGGGGGAAGTACTGAACCGCATTTTGCGAGGGAGTTTTGACCTGACAACAGTGCGCCAATAGGATACTTTCATACCTTGGCGCATGGCAAAAGGGAAACTCGAGACGGACCTGTCGTCATCCTTCTCCACCAGTTTTTTAAGACGAGCGTAACGCGCTCTGCATCAGCGTGCAGCGACAGCTACACAGCTCAGCGAACTGCATACGTATGGCGGGCGGACGTGTTTCAAAACGTCCATTCAAGAAGCATGCGCTCCGTGCGCGCGCGCCACGTCGACAGCAAACGCAGCTTGTTATCGCAGGGTCGCCACCCATTTCCAGGGGCGGCATGCGAAAGAAAACCACTGCCCGGAAGGGCCAAGTGCATCGTATTGGCAGCACCAATACAGCGTATGGCCTCAATGCCTTCACGCCACTTCACATGCCGCTTCCCCGGCCTGTGGCACCGTACACCGTTGTACGGACGATCCAGAATTTCACTCTCGCTGGAAACGGGAATGCACAGTTCTGGTGCTTCGTACCGTTCACCGACGACGGCGTCGGACCTTCCGTGGCAAACAAGCTCCGCATGACCAGTTACTGCGGCTTCATGAAGAACAATGCCACCCTTAGCCCCACAGCTAACGGGATGGATCTCCTCAACCTGTCATCCCTTGCCAACGGCACGACCGGGGGCATCGAGTGCGTACCAGCCGCAATGACTGTGCGACTCACTTGCCCCTCCGCCTTGCAGGGAGCAGCAGGACAATTCTTTCTCGGCCGATGGTCGGTCGCAGCGGACCCCCGTTCTTACGCAACGTTCGAAGACATGCGTTCAGGGTTCCTGTCATATGGCCATCCACGACCGTTAACAGCAGCACGCCTCGCCATGCGAGGCGTGGAGGTGAGCAGCG